GTCAATGTGTTTGCCTTATAAAAAACTGGTTCTATATTTCGCACTGGGTTTTTTTGCATTGACTCGTGGCGTAAATGTTGTCGGTGTTGGTTTCGTGCTGTCACATATCTGTGGCCCTTGATGTTGTTGCAGGCCGCGCAGCATGGTGCAAGGTTGTCAAGGCTGTGGTCTCCGCCGGCATCAAGTTCAAGTATGTGATCTACTGTGTCTGCGTTGGGTTTGCCGCAGTATGCACAGTCAGGTTTGTTTGCTAACACTTTGCGTCTGTTGGCTGTGTACTGAGGGTCTCGGTGTGCTTTGCTCATGCTCTCGCGCCTTCGGCTTGAGCTGACGCGGCGCAAGCGCCTTGTCCTCGATGTGTTGTGGTCTGTGTTGCTGTCGGGTTCATGTTGCCTCGGTTTTGTTTGTTAACGGTATGTCATCTATGTGAGCCTAATGCGGTAATGCTCACCCACGGGATGCCTCACTCCGTTACCTCATTACCTACCTGATTATGTTTACAGGTCGCCTCGACGCTTTGCCTGACACCATTTCGTGTTGCATGTTTCAGGGCGCGTCGATCTACCCTCGTTACCGAGTGTTACCAACTGCCTTGCGACGGGCTTAGGTCTATGAGACTTATGAAGTTTTGAGAGCTACTTGACTTAAATACTTGGCTATCCAGTCAAGGTCAGCAGGCCGCCACACCCAAACGACTGCGCCTTGTTGCAGCGTTGTGATCCATCGGGATTGCAGTGGTGAGACTTTGCCTTTATCGCTTTTGAGTTCTGCGAATATAACACGCCCAGCAGGGTGAGCAAGTACGAGGTCGGGGAAGCCGTGGTCGCCTAGCTCATGTGTTGCCCAGATGCCGCGCCTGTTCATAGATGGCAACGGATGATGTACGAGCCAGCCATGCATTTTGGCAAGGTTTATGACGATCTTTTGGAAGTCTGCCTCTTTCACTTCCACGCCTCAATAACACGGCTTGCCTGTGATGCGGTCAAAGTCTCCAAGATGACATCGTTTACACCTAAGAACGCATGCAGCTGCTCAAGTGTTTCGCCTTCGTCCCAGCCTTTACCACGGGCAAGCGCCTTAATGTAGGTCTGCTGTTTAGGGCTAACAAACGCCCCTAAGGATGGCTGTGGCTTCGGTACAGGCTGCCCTGAGCCAACTACAGCGCGCACAGGCACAGTCCGCTCAACCTTTTCCATCTCTTGGCGTGAGGGTCGAGGGCCAGCAGTACCGATCGGGCTGTTGCTAATCATTCTGCCGATGGCACTGGTCTCACAGTTTTCTACGAAACTGGTCGCATTAACGCCACGATCTGACACTGTTTCCTCTGCATACCCGGTGGCGATCAACCGATCATCGTCGTTATAGCCTTCCGCGCTCATCACAACAGTTGTGCCGTCGTAACGATAAATCTGTGTCTGTATGCGCCCGTTCGGATACGCGGCCCACCAGCGCACAAGTCGATCTGCCACTGTTTCGTAATTTGCAAGGTCGAAGCCCATTTTGTCTGCCTTTTCTTTTCGCTTATTGTCGGTTTCTATTGCTCTGGCTGTTCGTTCACGATGCTTTATTGTGCGATCTGACGGCAAGTATCTGCCGAACTTGGTCACGCCACACGCCACACGATCGCAGGGTTGCCTGCCTTTGTAAGTCGCTCAAGGCCTGAGTCCACAATGAAGCCGTCTTTGACTAGTGAGCCGCGTGTTGGTCTAACAGTGTTGCCTGAGATATTTAAGGCTTGCTCGATCTCTTCGTCGGTAGCACCGCCTACACGGTTGATGAAGTCATAAACACGCTTACGCTTCGACCCTGACTTAGGTAGTGCGCGTAGTGCAGCGTTTGCTGATGTGGGGTGTGCTGATCGGCTGATCGCGACAACATTGCGCTCAATCGTGAATGGCTGTTCTTTGTATCCGCCGAGGCCAAGGGTGGCTTGGAATAGCTGTAGGTCTGACATGTCGGGTGTCCTTTGTTCGGGTTACTGGGATGATGCTAGATGATTAGTTGGCTGAGTTCGGTGATGGCGAGCTGTAGGAAGTTTGCGCGTGGGTCTTCCATGCGGCGTAGGTCATCGCGTAGGGCTTCAAGTTCGCCTACGAGATGGTAAAGGTGTGAGGCCTTTGATCGCTTTACATGGTTCGGTGTAAACAGGTCGTCGATCATGCCCATCATCGCCCGGGTGTGCTCAGTGATTCCAGTCTCGGGATAGATGTTGTTTAGTTCGCTGTCGCCCATGGTGCCCATCCTGAATTGTTGTATATAGCAAGGGTGGCGCGCAGTGAGATGGTCGAGTTAAATAAGTCGCTGCACTCTTCCAAGATGCCTTTTTCTTGCAACCAACCGATAGGCCACTGCGAGTTAGGCAGACACCAAAAGCCGTTGATCTGTGTTAAGCCATATGATCCTGAGTTGGGATCGCTCAAGTTATGCGCGGTTGTCTGGCATCGTGACTCGCGGTGCATGACTAGGTCAAGTGTGCCGAGTTGGTCGGCTGGGAAGCCAAGGTCAAGGGCCAGCTGTAGGGCATCGTCACAAGTGGCGATCGTGGTAATAGTCGTGGTCGGGGCGACTGTCGTTGTGACGGGCAGTACGGCCTCGTAGTAGGCGGCTGGGATGAGGTTGCTATCTGCCTCTGGAAGGCTGCTGGCGACCCCTAGGAAGGTCGTAAACGCCCAGATGGTACTAATAATGCCTGCGATTATTTTGGGGGCTGTAAAGATCATTTTTTCTCCAATTGGTATGGGACACCCCAGCTGCCTGAGATGTCCTTAAAGGCGAGCTGCGAGTGCAGCGTCCTGCCGTTGAGTGGATCACGAAATATCTGCACCATGACTTGCTGACCGCTATCTAAATGTGAGGTGTAAACCTCGTAGATGTAGGTCTTTGCGTCCATGGTTTTCGCTTGCCTTCCGTCGGTACATCGACCCTAGGCAATGGGTGTGACTAAAGCAAGGATTTAGCCTGTTTCCATTGCTGCACAAGGGCTGGAACGCGGTCGCCGACATAGTAAAAGATGTGCCATGGCTCTGATTGCACTTCCCATGTAAAGCCGTAGGCCTGAATGTTCTTAAGCATGAATTGCATGCGGCCTGTTTCTGATGCGTCACTAATGTCAACTGCCAGCCCGAGATTATGACGGCTCGTGCCGGGTGCAGCCATCGGCGCACAGTTCGGCTTTAGATAGTAAGTGTTGCCTTTCCACACTCGCGTCGATGCGCCTGCAATCGGCTGGGTCTGGTAGCGAGCAAGGAAGCCAGCGGTCTGTGTTGAGATGCTGCGATAACAGTCAGCTGCCGATGTCGGCTTAAAGGTCTTGACCCCAGCAGCGAAGGCTGCATCGCGTAACGCCATGTATGCGTCAGCTGCTAATGGGTGCAGTTTGCCGTAGGGCTTGACATCGACGAGCAGACCTGCTGGTAGTTCACCCGGGGTTACATGGGCAAGCGTTGACGGCATGACCAACTTGTGATAGTGGCGCTCAAGTTTGTCTGGGACAACAGTAAGCGTCGGTGCTTTAGGCTTCGGGGTTTTTGCCGATGCCATAAGCCTTGTTTTTCGGGTTGACATAGCCGATGAATAGTGGTGCTACAGCTGCGATGGCTGCACCGAGTAGATCGTTCGGGTCGGTGTTGCCTGACATGTAGAGCGCTACTGCAGCTGCAATGGCACTGTTGATGTAGGTCGAGATCATTGCCTTGTCACTTGGTTTCATGTTCTGTTTCCTTTGCTTTTGATTTGAGTCCGTTTGATGCTACGAGGCCTGAGAGTGTGCCTGTCATAAATACTGTGAGCGTAGAGAGTAGGTCGATGAAGGCTGAGTCGTTGGGCGATTGGTGTCCGATTGGCTGGGTGACGAACATGAGCGCATACACGAAGCCTAGGACGGTGATAGCGAACACGCTGGCAAGAATGATGCCGACGACCACGATCAGTCGAGCATGCAGTTCTTCGGGTTTAAGGCGTTGTCTCATAAATTAGGTCTCTTGTGCATGTGCCTGATGGGTTGCACAATGGTGGCTCGCATTCTGGGTTTTTCCAGTTGGCTGGGTCTTGGCATGAGTAACGATATGAGCCGTCATAGCCGCAGCCATTGACTGCCAATGCGACCACTGCGACCATAAAGATCAGTGCCGCGTATTTAGCCCAAGAGTGCAGAGGCTTCATCTGCTGTAAGTCCAAGTTTGTCTAGGACTGCTTGCCGTGCGGCGGCTTTTGCGGCTGCGGCTGCGGCTTGCGCTTCGGCTTCAGCCTGTTGTGCTTGCCATTCTGAATGTTCTGCGTCAGTCATAACGCGGTCAATGACCTCGCCTGTTGCCATGTCGTGTATGCGTACAGATGGTTTAGACATTATTTCACTCCGTAAATCTTGACGGTTCCTGCGCTAAATGTTCCTGATGTTGGCGCAAAAGTAAGCGAAGTAATCGCACTAGTGCCGTTAAAGTATGCTCCGCCGCCAGAATAAAAACCGTTTTGCCCGTTGTCTGTTTCTAAAAATCCTTGTGCTGTCCAAAACTTTTTTGATGAGTTTGTGTAATTTGGCAAAAGAATTGTTTGGAAGTTGCTGTGCTGTCCCGGCCCCTCGGCCCATGCAGTTACTGCAAAAGTAGCGTTATCTAAACCTGTTGATGCACCTACACGCTGGCGCAAATATCCTGCTACATAGTTTCCGCTGGTGCTGTTGCCGTTTACATACATATTGAGGTTTGCAGCACTTGAGGCGTACCAATTTGTGCAATAAATATAAAGGTCGTTGTAATCCTGACTGATGCCCGTAATCGCTGTAGACGCGCCGCTTAGCGTTGTCGTGCTTAACAAAGTCATGCCGCCGCCGATAGTTTGCCACGAGGCGCCGTCATAAAATGAGGTGCTGTTATCACTTTCCAAATATGCGTACTGGCCCTCTGCCAAAACTTTTTCGCCCGTGCCGCCAAATGCGGCCGCGCGCGCCGTGCTATCCGCAAAAACTGGGATGCCCGAGTTTGTGATGTTGAGGTCTGCCGCTGTCAGGACTTCGCCTGCCGTATAAACGGGGACTGTAGTAACTGCGTTTGCTCCCATAAGTGTTCCTTATCCTAAGACATTTTCTTCGTCGAGTGTGCCATACACCAGATCGTCAAGGATCAGCTCAAACACCAGCGTTGTAGGGCTAGTAAACAGCGTTATGCGATGGCCTGTCGAGAGGTCGATCTCATGCTGGATGCCCTCAATGGCTAGTTCTTGCGCCAACGATGTGATCGTGACCCCACTGGTAAATGACTTTTCTATGGTGATCGTGTTGCCGATCTCGAGGACTGCCACAGTGTCACGCTGGGCATCGGTCAGGGATGCAAACAGGGTGGACACATTGGTGTAACGCGCCTCTGGCTGGCCTACGAGCAGGTAGTTGGCTAGGTCAAGGGCTGCTGTGTCGTTGTGGACTAGCGCGTCGTTGATGGCTGTGGTCTGAATAAAGTAGGTTGCCTGCGAAGTTAAGTCCTCGGCGATTTCTGGGCTTGTTGCCCCAGCGTGAGTTACCGATGCGCGGTTGATGACCTGATTAGCCTCAAACGAGATGCCCACATTGTCGTAAGGGATCGCTGTGCCATCATCGTGGAAGTCTGCCGATGATGCTGAGAGCGTGTTACCGATGCGGTCTTGGAATGTGAACACGCCGTCGCGCGAGATAAAGATGCGTCCCTGCACAGACTCGTTTATCTTGGCTGTGTAAGCAGCGACCGATGTGCCGTTCGGAACGGTGTACGCAGCTGCGCCGCCAAGCGTGATCGTCGATGTCTCAATGTTCTGCTCACCCGGCAGCTGAAAGGCATTAACTTCAGGCAGAGCAAGTAGCGCAACAAGTCGAGCGCTGGCAAGTTGCTCAGTCACATTAAACTCGTTTAGGTAGGTCTGGCTGAGCAAATAAAAGTCATCAGCGCAAGCAACCGAAACTGTGTCAAGGCCGCCAAGATTAAAGTTATACGAGTAGTCAACGATGTAGCCATTGAAGAGTTCCTCTCCTTCGCGCGTAAGCACGACCTTGCGCATAGGGGCTAGACCCGGCACAGCGTCATCGGTGTTGAAATAGGGCGACAAAGTATCAAAGGGATTGAAAATGCCGCCCGTGAATGTGTCGTTAAGATCAAAACTCATCGTTCCAGCAGTGAACTGATCACCGATGTCTCTGCGTCCACGGAACACGCTGATGCCTGTAGCGCCGTCAATTACGGAAGCAAACTCTGTTGTACCGTCTAGCACATACTCGGTGTTATTAAGCACACCCTTTACTGGGTCGTCCAAAGTAAATGCGTCTACAAGGAAGCCTGTAGCGATCTTGAGATCGTAAGACCCTGACTGGACAATTGTGGCAGCCATCAGGCGACCTGTATTTGTGCTGGGCCGTCCACTCGGTTCATGGCTTTAATGCTGTTCACTACAGCTCGACCAATGTCTGCTGAGGTGGCTAGACCGCCGTTTACATTGACTGTGATCGGTGTGCCGCGCTCAACCATAAACTGATCAAAAAGGCTGGAGAAGTCTGCTGCGTTGCCTGTGATGCCGTAGTTGCCGCCCATGTTGCCTGCATAGTTCTTAGATAGGTCTAGAACGCTTGAGGACTTGCCGCCGCCACCGCCAGCAGCTGGTGCTGGTGCTACTAGCGCAGACTCAATCATTGCCATAGGGCTTGAGCCGATAGAGCCTGTGCCGCCTTCACGCGCGAAGCCTGAGCCTCGAGCAGCTGGGGTGTCTAGTTCTGGCAGTGAGGTGTACTCCAGCATTGGCACTAACGGGATCAGGTCAATGCTTACACCCGGTATGACATTAAGCGCGTTAATTAGTTGATTGAGTCCGATGATTGCGGCGTTAATAATTTGGTTGATGCCGTTGGCAACTACCTTGACCGAGTTATATACGCCGACAGCAAACTGCTTAAACGGCAGCATAAACTCTGCGATTGCTCGAGGGCCTTCGCGGTAAAGCTCGTACAGCGCGGCAAGGGTAATCATTACTACGCCTAAGCCTTTAGCCAGCACACCAGCCGATAGCGAGACCGTAGTGAATGAGCCTGCCAGCACAGCGTTGGCTGCCGTAATCACGATCTGTAAAGCGTTGTAAGCCTTCATAGCAATGTTCGCAGTCACTATGGCTGCGGTCATGGCTGCGATAGCGCCGATCACAATAAGCAGTGCCTTGGTGTTGTCTTGCAGGAATGTCGTAAAGTCCAGAACTAGCGGCAGCATCTTTTCCATGACAGGAATAAACGCCGCTCCGATGCTCTCCTTCAATTCATCCATCTGAATGCCAAAGTTCTTCAGACCGCCCTCAGCACTATTGGCAAAGGTCTCAGCAGCGCCACCGACCGAATTGTTAAGCGCCTGCATGATCTCATCAGCGCTCGAGGACGAGTCAATCACGCCTTTGAGAGATGGGTCTAGTTTGATAAGCGCAGTGGTCTGGCCTGCAAGGGCTTTAGACACCGCGACGCTGGCGGTCTCCATGTCAATGTTTTTGGCAGTAGCCAGATCGGCAGTGACCGCCATTGCTTTCTGAGACAACTCAAGCGAGCCTGTGGCACGCACAAGGTTTGCCAAGGCTGGGCGCAATTGGTCGTCAGCCATTGCGGTCTGCTTACTGAACGCGCTTATGGATTGCTCTACCGCCTTAATCTGGGCATCTGTGGCTTGTGTCGTTACGCGTAATTGGCGAGCCAACTCGAGCTGTGCCGCTTCATCTTCCATTGCTGCTTTAGTGGCTAGACCGATGCCAGCGGTCAGTGCACCGAGCGCAGCAGTAGCAGGCAGAAACGCTTTCTTTAATGCAAAGCCTGTCTTTGCGCCTACGCCGTCAAGCTGCTGAAACTGTTTGATGGCTTTGTCAACGCCGCCGCCTTGAAACTCGCTAATGATGGGGATAGACAGTGCCATTAGTTCAGGTCTTTCTGTATTTCGTTAATGGTCTTGAGCACCATCTTTTCCATCTCGGCCTCAATACCGCGCCGCGCTTTATAGACCGCTGGGCCGATCAGTCGAGTCCTACCCGGCATCGCCATTGCAAAGCCACGCTCAGAGCTGACAGAGTCAAGTGATGTGCCTAAACGGTTTGTGTCTTTACGGCCTGCACCTTCAAAGACTGCTGTCGCTGGGTTCTTTTGCTCGATCAGGATCACGCCTACAGCATTGCGTCGAGTGTCAAAGCGCATCTTCACGCCTGACTGTGCGCCCGAAATAGTAAATGGGAATATCTTGCGGCCTCGATCAGACCACTTGCGTCCCATGCCTGACAATGGAAACTGGCTGTAAGCAAGTTTTGCAGCCTGAATGGCTGGCTGTGCGATCGCTGTCGCGTCAGCCTTAAAGTCCTTTTGCAGCTGTGGGTCAATCTTGCGTAGGGCGTTAATCGTTTCTTTAAGACCGACCACTTCGACGCTGTGAGAGACAGGCATGGTTACTTCTTGCGGTGCATCTGCTCAAGCACATAGGTGACGGTGTTCAGGTCTCGCATAGTGAACTCGATCTCCTTTGGCCAGAAGCCTGTTAACGCTAGGACTTCGCAGAGGCTTCGCCGCCAAGTCCCTCGATGAAAGGGGTCTCGTCTGCTACCTCGTTGATAGGTGTAATGGTCATGTCAGGGTTTTCGGCAACCCACTCGCGCCAGTTGGCTGGCACTTTGTCTCCAGCAAGTTTGCACAGCGTAAACGCCCAACAGCACATGTCGCTGAAGCCGATGCCTTTACCGTCTGCTGATCGACGATTCTCTGTGCGTTCCCAGTCAACGATGGCAAGCATGTTGGTTACCATTTCGCGAGCTGGCTTACCGTCGCCAAGGTCAATGGATAGTTTGACTTTCATTTTTTCTCCTTTGTCGGGCAAGGCTCTGCCGTTGCAGTCTTGCGGTTTTTGTTTCTCAGCGGCTGAAGCCGCCAGATCATGCGACTGACTTTGTCAGGACTCCGCCAGAGAAGGTCAGATCAATTGTTGAAAGCTCACCCAAAGACGAATTGATTGGTGTGTGGCTTGAAAGATAAGCCCCAACTAATTCATATTTTGGCGCGGTGGCAGTAGGTGTTGTTAATGCTGCTGTAGTGGTTGCAACGATTACATCGCAGGTGCTGCCAACTAAATTGTAAATGCTGGCCTCGGTCTCACCGACTGCATAGCTCTGATAGAGGGTTACGGTGATGGTGTTTGAAAAGAGGCCCGACGTGAAAGTCCTGGAAGTATTTGAAAACGTCGTATTTTCAAGTTGCTCCGCAACATAATTCACAACGGCGTTTGTCGCCTGATTGGTCAGGTCGACTCCGTTAATTTTGATTGCTGGGTTAGAGAGATATGTTGCGCTGACGGCCATGTTATTGCTCCTTGGGTTCTGATTTGACTTTAGATGATTTTTTTGTGGTGTCGGTGGATATTAGACCGCCCTCAAGCAATGCAGCAATGTTTGTGCCTTCGGTGGGAATGAACTGTTCGCCCGGGGTTCCAAGGCGAGGGCTAATGATGATGTACATGTTTTCTCCTTATGCGCTTTCGGCTTGTATGCCACAGTCCAAGTCGTAACACGGGAAGAGCTGCCCACCAATTTCTAGGTTGCTGGGACGGCCTGCCATGACAATGATCGGACTAAGTAGGACTTTGCTGACGATGTCGAGGATGCTCCGCAAGACTGGTAGGCCTGCTGGCCCTGAGCCGATGACTTTAATTGGGAAGTCCATGCGGATGATGTTGCCATTGCCAGCGATCGTGGTAAAGGACGGCGCGTCTATAAAAACGCAATTAGGAACGATCTTGGTGGCATCGTTTACCACCCTGATTCCAGAGACCGCTGTCAGCGTGGTCGTCAGGCTGTCAATAGCCCCGTTGAGAGCGTCTGTGTAAGCCATTACGCGCAGGCAGGCCTGTCGATGCCAAGCAGCTGCTTAACGATTGGTGTGAGGCTCTGCTGAGGCGCTGTGCCCATTCCGTCAAAGGATGCAAAAGCGTTCTCAAGCGAGCCACGGCTGCGCCACAGGGCCGCGCAATACATGAGTGTGCCTAACGTCTGATCGCCACCTGGGCTAGTTGTCAGGCTGTCGATGTAGCCAGCCTCTTGGCGGCGACGGTAACAGAACTGGTTGCCAGCAGATACAGCCTGTGTAATTAGCGTGTAATCGTCCGATGGGTTTGTAATAACTACGCCTAGGTAGGTGACTAGCTGCGCGGCAGTAACCCATGTGCAGGTCAGCGTGTAAGTGACTGTGCCGGTGGCTGCTACTCGATCAACGTCGTTTGCAACCTTGGCATATAGCACCTGGTTGGCGATTGGTTCGTCAATGTCGTATAGCAGGTCGCCTTGAGTGTCTACACCTACATAGCGGTATTGCGGTAATGCGCGGACTGTGTATGTGCCGTTAAATGTGGCATCTACTCCAGCGACTGTGATTGACTCGCCGACTGCAATTTCTGTGGGGGTTAGTAATTGCAGTACGGCAAAGTCGTCTATGAGGTATTTATTTGTAACGCTGTATGTAGCCATGAGCGGTAACCGCCTTTCTGGCTACGCGATCGCGATGCCTTGTACCTGATTTGAGTCAGCGACAAACAAAGATGCATAGCCGTGGTAGCTCATGACTTTGCCCAATGTTGAGGGTTCATCTCGTGAAAGGAGTCCTCTGATGCTTTCATAAAATTCTATAGCAGCGCCGCGAGCAACAATTAAAGTGTTGTTGGCAAAGTTGCGATCGGCAACAAGGTTCAGTCCAAATGGATTAAAGGTGTTGGCAACAGTGATGTCTGCTGTGCCTAGACCATTGACACCCATGAGTCCAGCTGCTCCGACATATGGGAACACTGGGCGCTTGTCGCCGTCGAGCTGTGCACCAAGTTTGCGCCACACATCTGGCGAAACAAACATGTGATCAGGCAAGAAGTTTGTAGCAGTCAAAATTTCAAACGCTGCTGCGTACATTGCACTGACTAACGAGCTTGGGTCGTTAGCGGTTACTGTCCATGTGCCTGCGGCAACTGGATCGCCACCAGCAACGAGACCATCAGCAGCAAGGTTGTCGCTTGCTTGCATGTACTGGCCCATCAAGTCTTGGATAATGATTTCCATTGCGCCGGGCGACGAAAAATCAACATCCTGAATTGAGAGGGTGACCTGCCCAGCCAGGGTTGTCTTAGAAATTACGTTTGAGGCAATCACGGGAGTCGTTGCAGATACTGCTGAAAGTTCAGTGCTCTGCGTTGAAACCGACGTGTGAGTAGTCCACGTAGGCCTGATAAAGGTTTTTTGACTGCCGCCATCTGGATAAGCGCGAGCGCCAATAGCAGCAACTACTGGACGAATTCTTTGGTTTAAGTTTTCAAAAACAGGCCCAAGCACTGGAACTGGCAAAAGACCAGGAGTGTCAGT